ATTTTCCCTGTGCAACTCGCGACCCGCGTAGTACATACCTAGCGATGGCTGTCCCCAAAGTATTAACTTGACTCGTGCATAGCTAGTTGTTCATACCTTATGAACTGTGCAATATTTAACCCTAAATATTCGTAATATCAGAAGCAAGCGTTGATTGATATTATCTTTATTTATTGTCTATTTTTAAGGACCTTTTCTCTCTTAATTTACACATGCAATTTTATTTATTTTAGTGAATTGTATAGCGTGTATTCTTTCAAGACGCGTCGTAGATTTTAAAGTATATATGGACGTATTATTTACCGTATTAATATTATTATTTTCTCGCTTATTTGTAACTGCTTTGTCTCTGCATTTTCATTTTGCCTTTGATTCAAAGAAACGTAAGTTTGTGAATTTAATTCTATTTTTATTGTAAATGTATCACACTTATATATGATAGAAGAATTGATCCCCAGACTGTTCTCCGAAGCATTAGGTACTACGATCGTGACATTTAGTCGTACCCTAGTGTTGATACTATCAAAATCTTGGATAAGAAGGAAGTGAAGTTATACTTGAAACTTTTTGATGTAATCTTTAATTGTGTATTTTATATGTTTTAAGGATGATAAACCAAATATTAGTTTTAAGTTCGGATGTGGTGCGTAAGCTCTATCCACCCCTTTTTCTATGATGAAGTCTACTTATGATCGAATCCATGGAGATGCGTCTTTAAACCAAACCTACCTAACTACCAACCCTATGAGTTTACCTCTAGGTTGGGGCAACGATTCTGAATCTCTCGGACCAATGATAATGGACTCGCTTGTAAAGCAAACTATTCGTGTTTATGACACGATTGCTCACCCTCGTTTGTCCCTTGCTGAATCCTCCGCTCTCGAACTTCTTAGGAAAATAAATACCGAAGCTTTTGATATTATGGATATGACTGCATTTTCATACTATCAACATCTTCCCCTATTTAAGTTTTCTAAGAAACAAGACCGTGTTAACTGGAATTCCATTGTTACTTTGTATAGAACCTGGTTCATAAACTCCCCTGTTTATGACTCATGGATCAAAGCAAACGACTCAACGAAATTCTATTTAGATGATTTAGACAAGTTCTCTTCCCCCGCCTCTCGTCAACATGCCAACACATTCCTCGTTCGACAAGTTGAATCACCCACTCCATTTTGTTCTACCCTAGAAGAAATTGGACGTGTGATTCGCTTTAAGAACGGATGTGTTGTTCGACACCATGCTGCCCTCGACAAAATCACTGTAGAGATCGACCGATCTTTCCTGCTTATGTTAGCAGGAGATATCGAATCGAACCCTGGACCCGTGATGTCAAAGTTTCGCGACGAAGATAAGGAAAAGAAACAATACCAGAAAGTAAAACAACTGGAAAAAGAAATTGCTAAACTCCGCAAAGCTCAAACGAAACAAAACAACTTTATACAACGACAAATTGAATTGGAAAAACGTGATCGACAGAAGAATCGAAAAGAAGTCTCAGATAACAAACGTTATGCTGAAGGACTTATATCAGACATTCGTACGTCTGCCTCAGATTTAGCTACTAATTTAGGACCAACCATGCACATGGCACAAGAAGCTTTTGCTTCTTTGCTAGGTGCTGGTGAAGAATTGCGTAACATTTTCAAAATTCCCAATCAATATGATGTACTTGGTGTATTAATTTCTATTTCCTCTATTTGCTCTGCTCTTACGGAAAAGAAATTACTCAATGTTACTATGCATTGTATACAACTCGCTCGTCAATTAGGTGTAAACCTATCAGATATAGTAAATTTAGTTCCCACAATAGAAGAAGAAGAAATCTCGTTCCGTGGTGTTTCCACGCTAAGCTCAGCATATCCCGACCACTTTGTTGCTCACAGCTTAGTGACGGATATGTTTAAGACTGCCACGACTCAGACTCAACTTCTCCCATTTGCTGGATTTATGGCTTTCGCCTTAGGTATTTTTGACCTACTCTGCTCTGGAGATGTACCCTCTCCTGTGACTATGTCAAAACATTTCGCTGCTGTAGGACGTGCCGCTCAAGGTTTTCGCTCTGTTAAGGACCTGTTCACATGGATAACCGACTATTTTTCTCAGTTATACTATACTACCGTGTATGGTTTAACAGAAGAAGAATACTTATTCATGGATCAGTTCCCACAGTTAGAAAAGATTTATGCTGCCTCTAAGATAGTTGATGAACTCACTCGAACCGAAATCGATGCTTCTGCAAGCATCGCCAACCAGATCTTGTCTATGAATAATCAGTTAAATGATTATGCATACCAAGCTAGTAAGATGAATTCACGACCGAATCAGACTCTAATTTCTACTATCCAACGAAGAATTAAGGATAAAGTAGAATTTGCTCAACATAGCCCTGCTCGTAGTCATACGATCAGAACCGAACCTACCGCCTTTTATCTTTATGGACATCCTGGTGTAGGAAAAACCGTAATGACTGCTGTACTCAAAGCTCGTATCTTTAGAAAATACTTATTGAATAAAGGTATTAAATTTGAATCCTGCTCTTTCGCCCGACATGCTAAGAATGAATTTTGGGAAGGTTATACTGGCCAACCCATAATAGAATTAGATGATTTTGGAAATATAATTGATTCCCAGATGAAACCCGTAGAAGAATATGAAGAATTAGAATATATGGTAAATACTGCTCAGTATCCTCTCAAGATGGCTGAGCTCAAAAGTAAAGGTGTAACCAACTTTACCTCAGACTTTATTCTCGCCTCCTCAAACCAACTGTATCCTGAGATCAAACATTTGACTGATCCAGGTGCCGTTTTCCGACGTTTCCATGTTTGGGCCGAAGTTGTAATTAACCCCGAATATGGAAGAGCCATAGGAAAGGATAAGATGGGTTTACCATATTATTCTTTCGACAAAGAAGCTGCCGCTGAACATCTTGGTAAGAACCCCGAAGATATTCCTCCTCTCATGACTGAACATTACAGAATAAACCTTTATTCTGTATCTCACAACAAGCAAACCGGAACCGCTGACGTCAAAAAGATCTCTGGAAAACAACAGATCAGTTTTGACGAATTCTGGGATTATTGTACTGAAAAGTACGACGCCCGGAAAGCAAGTAACGAAAAGTTAGCTAATGCCATTAGAGAAGAAGCTGGCATTGCTACTCCCGAAGCTCCCAACACCGAACAGGTGATCATGGACAAGTTTGATAAAATTTTCAACCCTGAAAAATTTTTGAAAGCTGTCGCTGATCAAGCCGATACGTTCGTTGATGCTGAATCCGAAGATGAAAAAGAAGATGAAGAATTCGGCTGTATCGACTCATTTGCCGAAAAACACAACCATCTGGCTGATTTGACTGCCAAATTCAATGCGTATAGAACTGCGTTTCATGACAGGTTGACCACGCTGTATTCTCAGCTGACAAAGACTGCTCAAGCGATCGGGAACAAATTCCTGACTATCGCTCAATTTCTGCTGTCATTTTTCAGAAATTTGACCTCTAAGACCTATGACTACCTACCTAGTGTACCAACTGCCGCTATCCTCGCCTCCGTGTGTGCAACACTCGTTGCGGTGATGGGTGTTTGGTACACTGGCCTATTTTGTAGCCAGCCCTCTGACAACTGTAACTCTTGGTGCGAATTTGCTTGTTCGCCTAGCAATATTAGCGCGCCGTGCGGTCTTTGCAAACCGTGCAAGATCGTGGACTATCCCGAACAAGGAAACATGTGCTACCATTTCCTCGACCGAATCGCTGTCAAGCAAGTCCGAAAGGAATTGCTTGACTGCGGTCTGGACGAGGATATTCTCACATCCACAGTCCACCGACTCTGGAAAGACCGACTCACCGCTGCTGAAGAAGTACCGTACGCCGAAGCAAGAATTTACGACACACAACCCGCTGCAACAAAATCCTCTAGCTATGCGCAAAACGTATCTGAACAATGTTCGATATTGCGCTTGGCCAGTGAAGGCTTTGTTGCTCGCGAGTTTCAAGACTCGTTCTATGTGATTGGACATCTGTGTAAGAAGAATTGTGACTTTTGCCCGCAATGGCGAAAAGAAACACATCATCTTAAAGATGCCCAGCATTGCATGGAATTTGCTAACCGTGTTGTAGACGCTGCTCGACCCTCTAGTCAGCGAGCCTACGACACTCACCCTGCTGCTGTACGCTCGCGAAATTTCGCACAACGTACTTACGACCCTAACCCTGTAGTTGCAAAACATACTCGGTTTGCACATGGTTACGTTGATGCTGTAACACCCATCCATATCGGATGTGTGAAATATGCTCAACGTGATCGTGTTCGAATCGAACAAACTACTCAGACTCTGCTAAACAATTCTGTTTGGATCCAAGCTGTGGATGGAAACGGAATGGCCAGTAGAAGTAATGGTGTGTTCTTAGTTGGACGCACCATGATAACTACTGCTCATACTGTTCTTAATCCCCCAGTGGAAGACCCGATACGGACGTTGATCATCAGAAACCCCTACTCTGATATCCCTGCTATCTCAGTCCCCTACAAGGACTGTCAAATCTCTCAACTGAAACAATTAGATGGATCTCCTTTAGATCTAGCTCTAATCAGTTTCCCGCCCGTTGTTCCTAGCCGCCCTAGGATCATCAGCAAGTTCATTGATGCTAATAGCTTGGATTTCTTGAAGGAAGGCTCCATGGTGTTTTCTGGATTCTACGAAATCAACAATCGTACGATTGTCCAAGAAAAACACCCTGCGAGCTTCTCTGTCTCAACGAAAGCTACCGAGTACTATTTGCATCCTCCAGGTACGTGTCCTAAGAACAAAGACATGTGCACTTGCCCCATCCGCATTGGAAACCACATCGACTATGACCTTGAAACTCAG